TTTTGCTGTGAGTCGAAGCTGATCTGCCAAATCATAACTAATTCCTTGTTCGTCAGATAAGCCAGCGTCAATGTCGATCGCGCATACTTCTCCGTCAGGTCTTGGGTTGTGATCGGATTTTCTAGATGCGTGCTTACTATCACCAATCCATCCATCCAATTTCCTGCTGCGACCCACAAACGCTCCATTTATTTGGTCGCGTAAGGTATCAGCAGCTTTAGATAACCAAGGCTTCATTAGCCAAGTAACAATTTTGCTTCGTCAGCAGTTAAACCGATGCGATCAAGAATTGCTTGGCGTTGTGCTGCCTTTGCTTCGGCTTCGGCTTTTCTTGCTGTTGCATTAGCAGCATCTAATTCTATTTGAGCAATTTCCTCAGCAGTTGCATCTCTAACAATTTCTTCGCCAGTAGTGCAATTAACTATTTTTATTTGTGGTTTATTATTTGGCATTATTTGACTCCGTAAAGTAAGGCTGTGCCTGATGTAAAATTACCGCCGTCTGGAAATAAATCAATGCTGGTTATCGCTCCAATTTGATTGTAAACGCCAAAATAATTAGTTGGGTTGAAAGATGTTGTTGTTGTTGCATTAACAGTAATACTTTGAACATTAGCAAATTTCCAAGTAGTGGTATTAGTGTAATTCCATAAATCAATTATTGACAAATTAGTGTCAACGGAATTGTCATTATTGCCACTCATTCTAAAAAATGTGCTGTCAAATGCTTGAGCAAGAGCGCCGGCAACATCTCCGTCTAATCGCATAGAATAATATCTGTTCGCCGAACTATCACCATTAATTCGTGCAGATAAAAATTTGTTATCCGTTGCTGGCTTAAAATTTTGAATTATCAATTGGAGATGAACATAGGTTGAAGGTATAGATGTAAGGCTGACTGACGCACCTGTCAATGTCGTAGTGCTAATTAAGGTCATTCCACCACTAGCAACAGCAGCCCACTTTAATCCTGTTGCTGTTGAACTGTCAGCAGTTAAAACTGTGTCGTTTGCGCCAACAGCTAAACGGCTAACTGTATCGGCTGCGGTTGCTGCAATAATGTCGCCTTTTGCATCGACAATAGTTTTGGCAATTGCTGCATTAGCGTTATTGTAAGTTGTTGTATCAATTGCAGTTCCAAGTGTGCGAATTGCAGCTGCACCATCTTTAACTAGATCGGTGTCGGCTGGTGTTGTCCAGCCATAATTTGTGGTAGTTGGCATTATACTCCTATCAGGCGACTATTGTAGCGTATTCCCATGTCAAAGTTGGGCTTAAGGTGTTCCATGCTTCGGTAACTGGTGTGGTGTTCCAACGCATCGCCACTTGGCTAAATGCAACTGGAGAAACATTGATTGTCAAAAATAATTCATTAAACCTAGTGCTCCATGACCAGCCCTCAACATAACCTTCAAATTCTCCACCCGATATTTGATCTGGCAGGTTTTGGATATTGACCGGCATTCCCATAAATACAGCTAATAGATCATCCCGATCTGCGTTATCTATTTCAGGGTTAGTAATTGGGAATGTAATCGATTGAAATGCTGCAATTGGATAAGCTCTTTGATCTATGTATCGATCGGCAATAGCCTGAGCATCCGCAGTTCCATGAACCCTAGAGTTGATCGTTTCGGCTTTGTAGCCATATAAGGCAATAGAAGCTGCATCTGTGGCAGTAACCTGTGAATTGTAATTGTTACCATAATTAATATAAATATCATTTCTAACATCTGCTGATCTCATAATTGTAGATAAGCCTTGACCTAACGCATGGTTGGCATCAAGATCAACATAACCATTTGTTAACAGATAATTCTGCCTGTGGTCTGCATCTGCATAACCGATGTTGCCTTGGTTGTCCTCGTAAATATATCCAAAAGCTGAATTGGCAATATCTGAAATAACATTATAGATCGTATCGGTAACATTTGATTGGGAACTCATTGTATAAAGACCGGGCTGATCTATTTCGCCAAGTCCTAAATTGACTGCATCCTCCCAAGTTTCAGTTGCATCATAAGTTGCCCATGTTGAAGCTGCTGGCACATCATTCCAAGTTCCAAGCAATACACTTGAAAGTATGTCATAGATTTGATTGCCATCCTCATCTTGAGAAATGCTGTCATCCCAAATTTCTTTAGTTATCCGAGTTAAAGATCCCATAGCCAAAAGCGTATATTGGATAACTGTGGCAATTGATCCAGTAGCGCCAACCTCAACAGTTACATCTGTAACATCACCGCCAAATAAAGATACATAAGATCCTGATGAGTCCTTAACCTGTAAATCCAAAGAATCATTAATGTCAAAAGATAGAGTTTGATTATTTAATGCAACCAGCGTAACTTGCATATATGAAGGAAGTGGCTGTTGGTAAATGTCAGATCGACCTGCTTGATGTTGAACATCTGATATAGTGATGTCAGTATAATCGACCCCACCGACAGTTAGTTTCCAGTCAGGTGTAAATACAGACATTATCTATCCCTTAACGCAGTAACACTTCTAGCTGCTTGGCTATTAAGTTGATTTGCCACAGCTCTAGCAGTTCCTTCAGGATCTATTGCACCTGATACATTGATTACAATACTTGGATTAGCTGCAAGGGTTTTGCCTTGTTTTTCTAATACTCTAAATTGTGCTTCAAGCGCATCAAATTGCTTTTGAGCAGCTGATTTAGAAATTCCGCCTGTGGCTACTTGGAATGTCAGTTCAGTAAATTTATCTTGGACATTTAATAATTGATCTGCAAGATTTTTTAAGCTGGTTGCTCCGACAGCGCCAGCAATTCTACCAGCACCACCACCTGCACCACCGCCACCACCTGCACCACCGCCACCAATTCCACCACCGCCACCACCTGCACCACCACCGCCACCACCTGCACCACCTAGACCACCACCGCCAGTTCCGCCACCAGCAAACCCACTAGCACCTAATCCACCAACTTGACCTAAACCGCCACCACTAATTCCACCGCCTGAACTTCCAACAGGACTTAACTTTTGTATATCTGCTCCGCCTTTAACTAAGTTGATACCATCAATAACTTTATTTATTGCGGATATGACAAAATTTAAGACTGGAGTTATTGCTCCAATAATCTTTCCAAACGCATCAATGATTGCTGCTGCTGCTTTAACGCCTACATCTAGCATAAATCCAAATATCTTTTGAACTATTGGAAATACAACATCAATTAAGATTTGACCAAATTTTTCAAATGACTTTCTGTTTCTTTCAATAGCAGCCTGGATAACATCCCAAGCAGCCTTAAATTTATCAACAATGGGTGTGCCATATTCAAATAAAAAATTGATAAACTGCTCAATAAATGGCAGTAACTTTTCAGCCAAAGAATCTCTTACATCCTCAAATGCTAATCTCAATCTTTGAATACGACCTTCAAAAGTATTTGCTGCAATATCAGCCTGACCTGCAAATGTTTCGGATAATAACTCAGTGATTTGAGTAAAACTCATTGTCTTTAATTCAGCTGCGCTTAATCCAATACCTAGACGAGCAAGGGAAGCTGTGTTGCCTTCATAAGCCTTGCTAATTGCTTGAGTAACAGCATCTAAACTCTTACCTGATCCAGCAGCTACATCAAGTGCAATTTGTTGCAAGCGCATCGCTTCGCTGGCATCTTTTGTAGCAATTGTTAATCGATTAAGTGATGGTCTTAATTCATCCTCAGTTACGCCTGTGGCAAGTTCGGTTGCTCTTGAATATGCCAACACCTCATCAATAGTTTGTTGGGTTGCTCCAGCAACATTAATTAAGGTAGCCGCTAATTTAGCATTAGCCTTTTCATCTTCAATTGCTGCTTTAATGCCATCAATGGCTAATTTGCCAGCATAGGCAATGGCAGCAGCAGCAGCTACGGCAAATGCAGCAGCAGCTTTCTTTCCAAACGCTGCAATCTTGTTTGAGTTAGTTTCTACCGCTTTGTCAGCATCGCCTAACTTCTTTTTAAGATCATCAACATCGGCAAGAATCGAAAGTTTAAGTGTGCGATTACCGGTAGCCATTAGACCCATTCCTTAATAATGCGATTAAAACTTGCTTCCCACTTGTTAATTAATTCAGGCTGAATTCTGCGAAGGGTTGGATAAATGAACCATCCACGAGATCCACGACCTGCCCGTCCTGAATAACTAGGGAACTGTTTGAATTTATTTGAACCAAACTCAATACCACCCCATAAGGTTTGTGTAGTAGCACCACCTGAAAATTTTTGTCTTGCGAATCCGTAACTGAATTCACCGATCTTGCTCGATTTACTGATGCTAACGCCATCCGCGACTCTAACCGCAACTTTGCCAGCTTTTGTTCGAGTTCCAGCTGCTTGTTTAATTTCCTCTGATGCAAAATACGCCAAAGCAGCAGATTGCCTTCTTGCTTCATCTGTTGCTTGCTCATCCATAAGTTTGAACGCTTTGTAAATATCGCGCAGATCTTTTTTGTTATAGGCGATTGTTTCATTTGCCATTCCTCTGCTCCAATATCTCTATCGCGGTGTATATGTCGTCTGCTTCAACCCATTCGCTCATTGGAATCTGTGTGGCTAGTGCCAACTGAACCAATAACCTGTTTAGGCTTCCTGCTGGGTGGCTTTTGGGTTTGCATCACCGACTATTACATCTGCGATTGTTTCCATCCAAGCCTCAAATGGTTTAACTGGTTTTCCGGCACTTTCTCGCTTATGTGCGTTATATGCCAAAAACATCAAATCCCACATACCAAGTTTTTCTTTAGCTTGGCTTATAGTATTTGAAGTAGCCTTCTCCCATTTTGCCCACTCAGGCGGTTGGGCTACATAAGTAGCTTGCTCGCCTGAGTTGTATTCAATTGTAATTGGTAACTTCATTGTTTGCTCCCATTTCTATTTTTTAACTAAATGTTTCGACTACTTCACCCTTTGAAACTGTAAAGGTGAATGAAACTTCCTGTGCATCAATTCCTGATCCACCAGCTGTTGGAAACTCTGGCTTTACTGGAAACACAAATTGTGCTCCAGTTGCAGCTGTGAGTGTGATTGAAATATCGGTATCAGGAGCGGTTTCGGCTGCTGCCCATAGTGCCTCACAAACTGAGTTTGCCTTGCCCCAATCTGCCAGCATATCCAATTGAAATGTGCCAGAGATATTGGTGGTCTTGTAAGCCTCGCCATCAAGTGTTTGATACACCTGACGCTCATTGACTTTTGTTAATACTGCATTAGTCGCTTGCGCTTCGATGTCTGTTCCACCTGAGAAAGACAGCGAAATATCACGACCGGTAATTACTACGGTTGCCATGATTACTCCTTAGACGGTTCTTGTGTAGTAGGTAGAAACTCGAACATCTGCAATAAGCAGAGTTGATGCTCCAACTGTTGTTACTGTTGGTCTTTCGACCGAGCTGACAATGTATCCTGCTGGAATTACTGCCAGAACACTAATAAGCAATTGCTCGATATTGTCGAGTGATGCTGGATTGCTGCTATAAGCAACTGCAACTGTTATAGTCATATTGACTTTAGCGCGAATGTTTGATTTGTTAATTGTTTCAAATTCTAGGTATGGTGAGTCAGGCACAACTACTACAGCTGGCGGAATAACTGTTTCAGGCACAAATGAATAAACATTACCGGCAACGCTAGATAAGGCTGTGGCTAAAGGTGTGCGAACCTGTTCAAGAATTGTTTGGTTGGGCATTATTGGCACATGCTTTCAACATCTAAAAATGGACCAAGAATACCCACGCAACGATTAAATAATGATCTGCCCATTCTGAATGGGGTTGCTGTAAAATCTACGCCTTCAATTTGTCCACCTGCTGCCACTCTTGATTGAAAAACCTCTACTGATACAACAAAAACAGCGGATCTAACTGATTGGTTGCCAACATAAGTTGATGCGCCTGTTAATGTGGCTGTTCCGCTAGGAATAACATTGGCTTCCAAAACATCTGCATTTGTAATCGATGCACTAAAAGTTGTGTCTGTTAAATTATCAGCTAATACTGTGCGAGTTCCGTTATATGGACTCAAGCAACCAGCAATTACAACTGATTGTCCTTCGGTAAATTCATGCACGCCAACTGTTGTAAATGTGGCGACATTATCTGTTAAAACTGTTTTTTCTACTGCGCTTTTGAATGTAACAAGCATTGGCAAAATCGTGTTTTCTGCTGTGTCGATTATGCCTTCTAAATATGTGTTGTCATACAGAGAAGAAGATACCCCAAGCACAGTTCTTAGTTCGCTTGCGGAAATAATGCTAGGCATGGAATACCTTCCTCTCTAATCTCCCACTATTAGATGCCTAAAGCTGGGAGCAACTTTAGGCACTACCGATTAGGTTAAGTTAAACCAGTTTGCGCCAGCTGCAATCTTTGTTGCAAGTGCGCCATAACCATAATAATTAACATCAATTTGTCCGGTGTTAATTACATTTGTGCGTAGGCTTAAGCGTGGACTCTCATACCATGTGTAAGAATCTGGATTAACTACTACTATTGAGTAATCGCCTAATCCTGTGTTACCTGTGCCATTTATTGATCGTGAAACATAGAGTTCTAATCCGGCAACATTTCCGCGTAATGAAGTTGGTGTAACTGCACCCCCTGCATTTTGTGGATTAGATGCTGTATAAATTGGGCGACCTGAAGACTCAGCATAACCCATAATTGCGCCCCATTGTTCTGGAGAAACAATTATGTTTCGAGCAAAACCAAGTGTGCCTTTGTAAACTGCTGCTGCTGCTGATGAAACATAAGCAATCAAACCTGTTGCGCTTTGTGCTTGAGTAGTTGCATTTAATACTCCATTGTTTGCAACTTCTGCAGCTACATATGCATCAGTTGCTTTTGCGTAAGCAAACTCCATCTGACGAACTAATTCATCAAAAAATACTGGGGAACTACGATCTAATAGCTCGACAGAAAATGTCTGTTGTCCACCAAATTTTTTGACTGATACTGACACAAATGATGAAGCGGTATCTGTTTCAGATAATGCTGCTTCCTCGTTTGCTTGTGCAACTGTTGGAGCAGTTGTTATTTTAGGAATTTCAAATGTCATTCCGGATGCTGGTAATGCTTGACGCGAAAGCGCATCAATAAATCCGCGATCAGCGTTTGCAATTCCGTTAATAATTTCAGTTGATTGTGGTGTTGGTATAAATGCACCATTGTTTGAAGTTGTATCAGCTGCCATTACATATTGACGGCTGTCCTCATTACCAAGTGCAGCGCGAATGTGATGCTCTAGGTATGTGGCTTTTGAATTGATTGGTGAGCGTGGTTTTGTATAAGCAACTGGCTGAGTTGCTGCTACTGCCACAGGCTCGGTCTTTGCAGCTTCTACCGCTTCGGTGGCGATAGGAGCTTCTGATGTTGTATCAGACACTTTGTCCTCCTGTGTTGTTGTATCCTCAGCGGTTGCTTCGGAATTCTCTGTTGGTGTGTCGGTTGCTGCTACATCTGCAACTCTGGCACTTTCAATTGCTGGCTCAGTAACTAAACTGACTTCCATTAACTTAGATGCGCTTATTTTCATTACGCCATCCTCGTTCTCCCAATCCTCAACCATAACTCCTACGCTAAAGCCATCACGCAATCCGGTTGCTGCTTCCTCAAGTGCATCATCAGCTGCAAAAGTTTTTGCTAACTTAAATGTTGCATCCAAACCTGTTTTTGTAGCTGTTATATCTACCAATTTGCCTAGTGGCTTTGTGCGGTCATGTTCTAGTAACAATTTAATTGCTTTGCCAAAATCAATGCTGTCTTTTTCAAAAATTGTTGCTCCAGCTGATGTGTTGCCTCTTTCATTCCAAGTAACAATTGTTCCAGATATTGTTCGCTTGTTTGTATCGGCTGCGGTTAGTGTTATTGGGAAATTAATCTTCATCGGATTAAATCCTCCTCCTCTTGGATTTGCTCAACGCTCATTGCGCCAATGCGATTTAAGATTTCATACACTTGCGCTCGCTCTAATGCTGAGCCACGCAAGAAATCGTCAATGTCAAATCTGACTTCAACACCATTTGGCACAAAATCAGCGGCGCTTAGTCTTTGTTCTATTGGTGTAAGTATATTTCTCAAACTAAAATCAATTAGAGCTTTGCGCTCCATAACAGTTGTGCTGTATGTCATGCTGGTTGTTTCAGCCGATATAAAAGATGCAGGTATGCCAACTGCTCTTGCAATTTCTAATGCAATGTATTGTCTGGCTTCCGCCATTTGTAATGATTTAGGATCAAATCCTAATGCTTGCAATTCTACATCAGCATTTAAGAATGCAGTTGATCTTGTTGCTCTTGATACTTTCCAACTGTCTAATAATCTTGTGATTCGCTCTGGTGTTAAGTTTGTGCCATTTGACTTTAACACCATTGTTGGTAATGGTTCTTTTGCATACATCTCTGCTGCTTTTTCTAGTTCAAGAGCTGCTTTAATTGTTCGACCTGCTCTATTTAATACACCTTCATCTAAACCACTAAATACAATTATGCTTCCAATGCCGCCAGTATTATTTACACGCATGCCATCAATCATGTATTGTGTAATTTCTGTGTTTGTTGAATTTAGATTGTATGTAACACGATCTGGCGAAACTCTTGTCCAAGCACGAACACGACCGCCATCGCTGGCAGAATAAGCATCTAAAACTTGACCATAAGCGACACCATTAAAAAGTAAATCCTCAGCAATGAACGCGTAAATTGCAGATCCAGCAATGCGTGGATCAGGTTGCATAATTACTCTTTGTGGTCGTAAATGTTCTTTTGTAAAATGATTGTAAGTTTCTAAAGGCAATGAACCAATTGTGCTGCAAATTATGTTTCTAGCTCTAGCGAGTGCTGGAACACTCATTGCGCTTTCTCTTGTTGCCGTTTGTGCGCCAAAAAATAAACCTGCAACTGATGCTTGCAAATTGTAAGGAATGTTTGCTGCCTGAACATCCGTTGTAATAATCGGTGTCTTGTTTGTCAGAAATCTATCAAATAATCCCATTGTCCTAGATTATACCATTTAGGCGATTTGTATGTCTATTTCCGTTTCAGGTTGTGTCGCAAAATAACTTACTAAGGCAGTTGCAACGCTGGCACAAACTGCCACTCTGCTGGCTCGCCTACCAATAATCCAAGACCCATCTCCGTAAGGTAATTTGGCAGCTGATAAAGTTTGTTGTGTTAATTCATCTTGTCCACAATGTTGCAACCTATGGCTGTTTATTGCTCCAAGCCAGCGATCACATGCTTCGGCATAAATTGCGCCATCCATGTCAGTAATGGGAATACCGGCTGGTAATAATCTGCTTGCGACAGCTGCTGATGTGCGCTTGCTAAATGCGACTGTTTGGGTGTTGTATTTTCTAGCATAAGGTGCTATATCGTTTGCAATAGCCAAATCATTTAAGCTGTATTCATTTGACCATGTATGCAATAGATGAACATAGAAATTTGCTGCTGCTATTCTTTGCGCTGCTACTAAAGCTGCAAATTTCCTATCTGGTGAGCAATCTAAGCCAAGCCAAGTAGGTTTATCAGGATCAAGCAAGTTGCCGGCAATTTTGCACAAATCCC